AAAGATCGGGTCGATCCGCAAGAGTCATTTTCAGCTCTTCCATTTTTCTGCGATAGGTTTCGAGCGGGCTTTCGATATTGGAAAGCTCGCGAATCCATGAGGGCATATTATCGCCACCCATAAAAGCGTTAAGGCCTGCGATGTCGGGAGGGTTTAGCGCATCGAACTGAGTCTGAATCGCTGCGATCGTGTTCGCATATTCTTCATTAGTGATCGTGCCTGCGCTGAGCTGTGAATCGAGAGCCTCAAAAGCTCCGGTTCTTAGCTTTTCCATAGCTGTCTCGAACTGCTCTGTCGATATCGCTCCGAGTGCCATCTGTCGCTGGAACATTGCAATCGCGCTGGCAGTTCCTCCGGAGAGCTGTTTAAGAAATGCTGAGTGTCCGACCGTTCCGTTCTCTAATCCTATTTCAAGATTATCGAACATATTAATCATGGAATTTGAAATCTGTGAAAGTGCCGTCGCCGTATTAAACTCTCCAGCGCCCACTGCAGCAAACGCGTCATTAAATTTCTTAACGAACTGACCGACGAGATTTCCCGCAGCGTCAGATCCGGTGTTTCCTATTGCATCGTTAATCGCTTTAAATGCACCCTGCATTTTATCTTTAATCATCTCAGGATCGATCTGCGCTCCACCTCCAGAGACTTTGCTATTAGCATAAAGACCACCCGTGACACCACCAATGATCGCACCAGGAAGAGCACCCACACCAGTGCTTAAGCCACCAGCTAGAGCTCCAGTTCCTGCTCCTGCAAAAACACCAGCTACGATTGCGCCGAATTTCTCGAGGCCTCCGACTGTTTTGATAATATTGTTTAAGATGTCGACTGCTGCAAACATTACAGATTGCATTGCAGTTATGACACCGTGAGCGAAACCTAAAACGACTGATCTTATATTGTCGATGCTTCCTGTCGCTACGTCTGCGCCTCCCATCGTCGTAAAGAAATTCACCAGCCCTTCGAAAGCCTGAAAAAGGACGTCTCGAACTACTGCGAAAACCATGCCGATATTCTTTATCGCTGGAATAAGTGAATCGAAGTTCATGCGAATGTTTTGAATAAAACCGATGACCCCATTCGAGAACCCTTTGAGGTCGAGCGCCTCCACAATTACGCCACCGAACTCGGTGAAGAAACCTTCGATCTCTCCTGCGAGTCGAGCGTAAATTCCTTTAAGCGTTCCTGCCATCGCTTCCGACTGTTTAATCACATCCGCATTATTACTCATCCCTGAGATCGCATTGAGCGCGTCCGCTGTGCCGACTCTCCCTTCTGCCAGCATTCTCATCGCTTCATTAGCGCTGATTGCTTTACCCTGCACCATCGACAATCTTTGCGCCAGTGCCTCGTAAACTGGGAGCCCCATCGATGCGAGAGCCTCGAAATCATCCTTGGAAGCTTGCCCCGTCCGGGTCATGTTCTGGGCGACCTCGCCGAGCTTCCCAAATACGTCGGAAGCTCCAGATCCTGCGATGAGCGAAATGCGACCAAAGCTCTCGATCATCTGAGCTGCGTCTGATCCTGAGACACCAAGACCGAGGAATCCCGTCGCCAGTTTCCCGACGACTTCCTGGGCGATGCGTCCTTGATTAGCGATCCCATTCATGACACCACCAAGTCGATCCGCGCTCGCATCTCCTGCGAGACCTTTGATTCTTGTGAGGATCTCTTCGGTGTTTGCGAATGCGTCGACCGCGCGATCATAAATTTTATAGACACCATAAGAGGCGAGAGCGCCACTGATCAGCGTCACCGGGTTCATGATGAGGCTAGTGACTTTAGAAAAGATGCTCGAGGCTGCGCTGCTGATTTTATTTTCGACGTAGTTTAGAAATGATGTTAGCTTTGATTTTGCCTGCGATTCCTTAGCGGCGACGCCGCCACCCGCTTGAGCCTGGCCGCCTTGCGTCAAGAGCTTAAGCGCATCTGAACCGGACAGCGATCCCGATGCGATCCGCTTCATGACATCCGCAGTGCTGATCGCTTTCCCTTCGACCTTCGAGAGTTCTTTTGCGAGAGAGTCAAAAGCTTTCACGCCCATCGACTCCAGAGCCTGAATGTCTTTAAGGAGAACCTTGTCGCTGTCGCCGATTTTCCCAAGTATGCCTGCAAAAGCTTTCGACGCTTCGCCTGCATTTTTTGCGAACTTTCCGATTCCCTTACCGAACTTATCGAGAGTGCTGGTGATCGTGTCTGCATCAAGGCCAAGCTTCTTAAGACTCACTGCGAATTTTAAAGCGTCGTCAGCTCCGAGCTTCGATGTCTTTGCAAATTTATGAAGCGCGTCGCCCATGATTCCAGCGACGTCATCATCGAAGTGCTTTGAGGCTTCCGAGGTGATCGCCTCGAGGCCTGCCATGTCCTCTTTTACTTTGTCGAGATTCGTGATGAAATCGGTGATAGACAGACCCATCGAAACGTTAAGCGATCCGATTGTTTTGGCCATGTCGTCACTCCTGTTTCTTAGTTCCCACCGCGCTCGCCCAGGCTTTTAGCGCAGCAAAGCTTTCGACTTTTTTATTCTCGCCGTACCAGTCCGGGAGGAAGTCTTTCACCTCGAGAGCTTTTGTCTCTGAGCCTCTCCAGACGTTCGCAGTCGTCGAGCAGATCTGAGCGGCATGAATGTCGCCTCGATCTCCGTCGAGCGGTTCAATCGTCGAAAAGGCCTGCCACTCGGTGAGCTCCTGAGAATCGACTTCATCGAGAATCTCTCGAACTGTTTTTTTCAAGTGCCCTGCGAGTCGGAATAAAAACCGACGCCCAGGGCGCTCTATTAGTTTTTTCTGGCGTCTTCGACTGCTCCACCGCTCATGCCATTATGGCGAGCGCAGGCGTCGAAAAGAGTCCCCACCAAGGGCGCTGGCATCTCTCCTACTGCTTCGACATCGGCATCGGAGAAAAGACGCTTTCCGGTTTCATCTGCGACCGACCGCACGACGAGCTTCGCTCTAATGTTCGTCAGATTTCCAGCTTTTGCTCCGGAGCTGATTTCGCTTTCAAGCTGATCACGCTCGCGGGAGCTGATCACTCGAAGATAGACTTTGCCGCCGAGCTCGGGGATCTCGATTTCCCCGAGCTTATAGGCACTTCCTGCGCCTAATAACTTTTGCTTATCTAAAATGTGAAACTCCTTAATCAAAAGAATAGGTGATTTTTCCGACAGGTTTTACGCCGACAGTCGCTTTGACTGTGTTGTCTCCGGTGGCAATTCCGTCGACCTGAAACTTTGTTACAATGCCGTCGAAGCTTACGCTGGAGCTGTCAGCCAGAGTGATCGAGCAGGCTTTCGGCGCGCCGTAATCCTCTATAAAAGCACTGATAGTGCTAAGCGCACCATTGCCGACGCCGACTATGGCAGTCGCTGACATTTCGCCACCATCGATAAGGCCTCCGGCATATTCCTTAGTTTTATCTGGACTTAGAAGATTAGTCACATCGACAGTGCCACGTGTGGCGCTGGGTGGTGTGATGTCGGTTACGCCCGTAAGTGTTGCGCCTCCGATGGTGATCGCTGTTCCTTGCGTGATTACTGCGGCCATAATTATGACTCCCTATAGATGATGGAAAAATCCAAACTCGAATGATAAAACACGGTGTCCGAGCCTTCATAGAACTCGGGTTGATCCTGCTCATCATCCACACTGACGCCGAGAACGGTAACCCCGGAAGAGGTTCCGCGAAAGTTGTCCATGACCAGTCTCATCTGGTTCAAGATGGTTTCGACTTCCGATTGAGTTGTTGCTACGACATCGACCTGCATTCGCACTTCAGGAACTTTTGTGTTGCCCGTGTCGAGCGTTGCCGACCTTACGGTGCTGATTCTGTGATAAACCACATAAGGCATCGTAGGCTTCTGGGGTGCTCGCCCAGGATAAATGCGATTTCCCACAAGACCAAACATGGTAGCGTCGTCGATCAGTCGGGCGCGAAGGGCTTTGCTAGCACTCATAATGATCCCTCATCGATGGTGTCTTTTAATACCTTTGCAATCATGTCGAGGGCCTTAGCTTTATTACCCTCCCATGCTCTTCGCAGAAACGGAAACGGACGCGAACCGGGATGAAGTGAGCCTTGCGCTTTCCGAGAAACATTCTTTCTCTTTAACAAAACTTCACTGGTGACGTCATTCTTCCCGATCGGATGTGGTGCTGTTCCGTACTCCACCAGATGCGCATACTTCGTAGGAATTTTTTCGACGCCTCCGATTTTCTGCCCTGCTCTTCTGGTCGCACCGATGACTGAGAAAGCGAACTGATTTCCCTTCCTGAGAACCACTTTTTCTTTTGAGCCGAGAGAGTCGTAAAGGATCGAATGCTTTCTCTTTACGATAGACTTTGCGTCGTTAATCACTAGAGCCCCTGCATCTTTAAGGGCTTTCTTGAGGCCTGCTCTTTTCACTTTATTATCGATGTGCTCCATGACTGTAAGCAGTCCTTTAAGAGCGGAAGCATCGATTCTGATTTCTGCTCTTGGCATTACGCGAGCCTTTCTACTGCATCGATCTCGAGCTCAAAAGAACTCTCATCAATGTTTCGTATGCTTACGATTTCGAGAATGCGGTTTCCCATCGAGATGCGATCTCCATGAAGAACGCCACCTTTAAAACGCATTCGAACTCGGTGAGAGATAGAGGCCTGACGAGCCATTCCCTGCTCTTGCTCTCTGCCTGAGAGAGGTCGGACACTCGCCCAGGTCGTGTAATAAGTCGACCAGTTCCGAGTCACCTGCCCGTAGTCATCGACAGTCGTGCTGTCATCACGCTGTAGACTTATTCTCTGGGTGAGTTCGCCAGCTTTGAGCATTAGTTCACGATTCCTCGAGAGAACATTTTGACGATGTTGTCCACCGCGTAAGGCGTCTCATAGCTTTGAACTTCGGAAGTCGTCTCGCGCTGGTTATACCAGTGAGCGACGAGCATTTTTAAAGCCTGCTTTAAAATCGCTGGAACTTGGTTCGCATTGCCACACCCTGCGACGTAAGTCACGACGATGGAGTTATAGTCGTCAAGATAATCGGGCCACGTCTCGTCGTATGCGGGCATTACGCGCCCTGGGTTCGAGGTCGTGTCAACCTGATAAAGTTCGTCATCCCATGTCTGAAGTTCGCCGTCGAGGTCGTAGTATTGAATTGAAGTCACAGACTGAACTGGGCCTTCAAGATAGAGAATGCCGCTGTCAGGGAAATCGTCGATCGAAAGCGCAAGGGTCTGCGTCACCATTTTATGACTTGCCATCTGCTCGATCTGCTGACGAGCAGCAGTAATGAGCCCTTCGATGAGAGCGTCATCATCCGAGTTGTCGACGCGACTATGCAGTTTCATTTCTGCCAAAGTGATCGGTTCGGTCGCTGGAGGAGTGACGACTGTGAGCATTAGCGTTTCTCTTTTATTTTTCTGGAGGTTGCTTTCTCAGATTTGTTTTCTCGGGTTTCCGAGACCGGAGGAACGAGCGCTTCGACAGCGCTCGCCCATCCGAGTCGGATACAGTTCGCCGCTTCATCGAGCGGGAGGTCATAAACTAGATTTTCATCATAGTTAAACGACAGCCCCGCCACTGAAACATGAAATTTAATTTTCATTAGGCTGCTGCTAGTACCAAGTGCTTAATCGGATCAGTGCCCGCATCGAGGATTCTTCCGTCGTGACGACTGAAGCCCACGAAACCTACTTGGTGATAATCAGCGTATCTTTCTTCAAGGCGCAAGAGTGTGAAGTCCTGCACATCTCGGATGATATACTTGGAAAAATCACCGTAGTAGATAGCCTTGGCGCTAGCTGCGATCGTTGCGCAATCTTGATTAATCACGACTGGCGAACCGAGCAGAGTACCAGGAGAAGACGCAGAAATGTCCGGTTGGAATATCGGACGATTCTGAGAGTCGAGCAGTTTCCTGATCGCTTTGAAAGTGCTGTCGTGCATCATGAATCGAGCGTTCGCACGATATGCAGGATCGACGCTGTGCTGCAATTCGACGAGTTCACCATAGGTGATCGCAGTCGCAGAGGCAGCAGTAACACCAGCACCAGAAGCAGTGATGCCTTGGGGCTTGCTAGAATTATCGCCAGTGGTGAAATGAGTATTCAAGATGCGGGCAATGCGTTCGCCCAAAGCACCACCGATGAACGACTCTAGATCGATCGCAGAATCCTGAAGAAGTTCAGCAGAAACTCGGATGAGCTTCGAGCTGTACTTATAAGCACCGAGAGTGATCTGACCAAAGGTCACATCTTGCTCAGCGACCTGAGAATTCTCAGATAAGATTGCGCCTACGTTTGCGTGATCACTCACAGTAGGGATTGGAAGAGAATTCCCTTCAGCCGTTCTCAAAACAGTCGCCACTTCTCTCATGCCACCGAAGGCCAGCAAGGAAGCTTCGAGCTGATTTAAAAAACCTGCGGGCACTGTATAGCCACCAGCAGAACCAGAGGTCGACTGAGCTCGGGCTTCGCTTTGAGTTTTTGGGGCTTTTGCGTTCAGCTTAAAACTCAATCTATTGTTGCCTAGTTCGAGCCCAGATCTCTGAGCTGCGACACGTTGAGCGTCAGATGCTCCGTTCACAGAATGAAATCCGAGCCATCCTCGCAAGGCCAGTGCCCTGTCTGAAGTTGCCTGACGATCATTAAAATCGCGCACAAACGCAGGCGCCTCGATCGGGCTTGATCGTCTCGCTGCGGGCTTTTTGCTCTGAGCTTCCAAAGCGGAAAGCTTTTCGCTTCGTGCTGTGCCTGCGTCGTTTGAGTTCGCTTGCACCGCATTCGGATCGACTGGAGTCATCATCGATTCCATGTCGCTGATGCGCACTTCGTGATCATCGACTTGAGCGACGAGATTATCAAAAGCGGTCTGTTCTTCGGGAGTGAGCTGACGTTTTTCGGCTTCGCCTTTTGCGTGAATCGCTCGGGCTTCAGCAAGCTTTGCGGTGCGTTCTGCACGCAGTGTTTCGATTTCGTTCATTGAATTTCTTCCTAATATTTGCGGTATTAGGGATGTGCATCTGCTCCGGTGAGGAACATAAAAAAACGCACAAACCCCTAGTTCGGGATCTGTGCGTAAAGACT